CGTTAGACTCCTCTACTAACTTTTTAGCGTCGTTAATAAAGTCACCAACCATCTTGTTATAAGTAGTGCTAGTAACCGACGTGGTTTCTTCTTCACGCAGTCTGCGTAACACGTTGTTCATAAGGTTCAAGTATGTCATCCGATATATTCCTTAAACAAACTGCTTGTTATTCCGATTGGACCTAATGTTTCTTCCAGAGACGCTACGTAGTCAACTTGAGGTGCTTGACCTATTTCTTCTAAAGTAGGCAACTCATAAGTAATACCTGACATAAAAGGAGTAAAGTCAGTTCTTTGAGGTGCCGCCGCAGCGGCCATCATACCTGTCCCACTACCAACACCAGGTCCTGTGCCGTCACCAGTACCTGTCCCTGTTCCAGCGCCTGAACCGCCTCCAGTTCCAGTACCGTCTCCTACACCAGTTCCAGCACCAGTACCATCTCCTGTACCGTCTCCAGTTCCTGTAGTGTCCTTGCCGCGTGTTTCAGCGTCCTTACGCTCCTGCTCAGAGGACTCAAGATCCTTCTCTAGCTGTTCGTCAGCAGCGTCCTTATTGGCTTGTTCAGCATCCTTAGCTTCTGTTTCAGCTTGGGCGTCCTTTTGAGCATTCTCGTCTTTGGTAGCTTCCTCAGCCGCTTGTTGTTCCTTAGCGGCTTCTTCAGCAGCTGCTTGTTCCTTAGCTTGCTCTTCAGCTGCTTGTTCCTTAGCTTGCTCTTCAGCTGCTACCTCTTCCTTACGTGTTTGCTCTGCTTCTTCCTTACGTGCTTGCTCAGCTTCTTCTTTACGTGCCTGTTCTGCTTCTTCCTTTTCTTGAGTCTCAGCAGCAGCTTCTTTTTCTGACCTTTCTGCTGCGGCTTCTTCTTTCTCCTGAGTTTCAGCAGCAGCTTCCTTTTCAGCCTCTTCAGCGTCCTTAGCTTCGTCTTCAGCTTCCTTCTCTGCTGTTTCAGCCTCAGCTTCCTTCTGAGCTTCTTCGGCAGCTACTTCTTCTTTTTCTGCAGTTTCAGCAGCGGCTTCCTTTTGAGTTTGCTCAGCTTCCTTGTCAGCCTCTTCAGCAGCCTGCTGTTCCTTTTCGTCCTCTTCAGCGTCCTTAGCAGCTTCCTCAGCGTCTTTTTGTTGCTCTTCAGCTTCCTTATCTGCTTCCTCTGCTGCTTGTTGCTCTTTGGCTTGCTCTTCAGCGTCCTTCTCTTGAGCCTCAGCTTCTTTGTCAGCTTCCTCTGCAGCTACTTCTTCTTTCTCTTGGTTTTCAGCTTCCTTGTCTTCAGCTTCTGCTTGAGCTTCCTTAGCTTGCTCTTCGGCAGCTTGTTCTTCTTTACGTGCCTCTTCAGCAGCTACTTCTTCTTTTTGTTGCGCTTCGGCTTCCTTGTCTTCGGTTTCTGCTTGAGCTTCTTTCTCTTGCGCTTCGGCTTCCTTGTCAGCTTCTTCAGCAGCCTGTTGATCCTTATCGTCTTGTTCAGCTTGTTGATCTTTTTCAGTCTGCTCTGCTTCTTCCTTCTGCAGTTCTTCGGCAGCTTCCTTAGCTATTTCTTCGGCTTCTTCTTTTCTAGCTTCTTCTGCTTCTTCCTTTTGCTCAGTTTCTGCCTGAGCGTCCTTCTCTGCTCTTTCTGCGGCAGCTTCTTCTTTTTCCTCAGTCTCAGCCTGAGCGTCTTTTTCTGCAGTCTCTGCGTCCTTAGCTTCAGTTTCTGCGTCAGCTTCCTTTCTAGCTTCCTCTGCAGCTACCTCTTCCTTTTCCTGAGTTTCAGCCTGAGCTTCCTTCTGTGTCTGCTCAGCGTCCTTCTCAGCTTCCTCAGCTGCTATCGCTTCCTTTTCCTGAGTCTCTGCCTCTTTAGTAGCTTGTTCAGCCGCTTGCTCTTCTTTAGTTTGATTTTCGGCTTCTTTGTTAGCTTGTTCTGCAGCAGCTTCTTCCTTTTCTTGATTCTCAGCTTCTTTCTCTTGTTGCTCAGCTTGAGTTTCTTTCTCTTGGTTTTCTGCTTCTTTTTGCTGTTGTTCAGCTACGTCCTTTTCCTGAGTCTCTGCCTCAGCGTCCTTTTGAGCTTGCTCTGCAGCTTGAGCTTCCTTTTCCTCAGTTTCAGCTTCAGCGTCTTTCTGAGCTTCTTCAGCAGCCTGCCTTTCTTTTTCTTCGGTTTCTGCTTCAGCTTCCTTTTGAGCTTCTTCCGCTGCCTGCTCTTCTTTCTCTTGAGTCTCTGCCTCAGCGTCCTTCTGTGCCTGTTCTGCTGCCTGCTGCTCCTTCTCTTCAGTTTCAGCCTGAGCTTCTTTCTCTACTTGTTCAGCGGCTTCGTCCTTAGCTTCCTGTTCAGCCTGTTGTTCCTTTTGAGTTTCTTCGGCGTCCTTTTCAGTTTCCTCAGCTTCTTTTGCTTCGGTTTCTGCCTGACGCTCTTTTTCAACTTTTTCAGCTTCTCTTGCTTCTTTTTCCTCAGTCTCAGCCTGAGCTTCTTTTTTAGCTTCCTCAGCAGCTTGCTGTTCCTTTTCCTGAGTTTCAGCCTGAGCTTCCTTGTCTGCCCTTTCAGCAGCCTCAGCTTCCTTTTGTTCAGTCTCTGCTTGAGCTTCCTTGTCAGCACGTTCGGCTGCTTCAGCTTCCTTCTGCTCAGTCTCAGCAGTAGCTTCCTTCTGTGCTTCTTCTGCAGCCTGCTGTTCCTTCTGCTGTGTTTCTGCAGCAGCTTCTTTCTCAGCTTCTTCAGCAGTTTCCTTGTCGGAACGCTCAGCGGCGTCCTTAGCAGCTTCAGCAGCAGCGTCCTTAGCAGCACGTTCGGCTGCAGCGTCTGCGTCCTTCTGTTGTTGCTCTGCTGCTTGGGTTTCTTTTTGTTGTCTTTCTGCTGTTTGCTCTTTCTGTGCTTCCTCTGCAGCGGCTCTGGCTTGTTCCTTCTGTATTTCTTCAGCTGTGTCGTCAGCAGTAGGAACAGTGTCAGCTAGTGGGTCGTCATCATCAGGAGGAGCAGTAGTGGAAGCACCGCCGCCACCACCGCCACCACCTGTTTCAGGCTCTGGTTCTGGCTCAGGCGTTTCTTCAGGAGGATCGTAGTCAGGATCTATAAAAATTTCTGTTGGTTCGTTAGGATCTCGTACATTAATGATGTTACCAGATTCGTCTACGTCATTAATCTGACCGTACTCTTCACTTCTGTCGTAGTTAAAGTCTATTACTACCTGAGTGCCATCAGTGTGTATTGTGTATCCTGACTGAGCTAGTGCTTCAACTAACTCTTCTTGAGTTGAAACACCAAACAAACCCATCAGTACTTCTTGATCTGAATCAGAAAGACTAAAGAATCCGTTAGCGTCTACTCCTGTTCCAATGCTTGTCATGTGGTCAACAATGGAACCAATGTCTTGTTGTTCTACTGCGCTATCAATAGCAGTTTGAAAATCAGTATCTGAAGGTTGTCTAGGATCATAAGGAACCTGACCTTCGCTTAAACCTACTAATTGGTCTACAAGAGCAGGGTCATCTACAATATTACCTTCAGCGTCGTACCACTGACCTTCGTCTTGATAATAAGCAAGATTACCGTCAGAGTCATAGATACCGTCCTGACCTAACTCAATTTCTCCTGTAGCAATAATAGAAGCGCCGTCTTCAATGTAACCGTCGTAGTAATCAACAGTACCGTCGTTATTTACTACTGCAGTTCCGCCTAATTCATATATGTTACCGTCAGCGTCTCTATAAGTACCGTCGTTTGGATCATAAGTTACGTCAACGTCCTGACTTAAAATTCTATTACCGTCTGGGTCAATGTAGTAGTCGTACGAACCAGGATCAACGTAGCCTTCGCCCATTCGGTACTCTAGCTCGTCTTCGTCTATTTCTTCTACAACGTCTCCAACGCCTTCTACAATATTTTCAAATTGTTCACGGAAGTCAGAAATGTTAGTATTTAAGTCAGTTTGTATTTGTGACAAAAAGTCTTCAATAACACTTACGTCAGGAACCCAGCCTCTGAAGAACTCCTCAAGCTGGTCAACTGTTGACCCTGCCATGTCCTCTAGACTTTCTAAGTACTCACTAAACTGGTCAGAAAGACCTGCCTGAAGCATGGCTTGTGCAAGTTGCTCAGCATCAAGTTCACCGCTTGTGACTAGCTGTGTTGCTGCGTTAATAACACCAGCTTGAATAACAGCGTCAGCAAACTCACTACCTGTTTCTAATGCTTGGAGTGCTTCCTGTGCAGCGTCAGTGTCTAGTATTCCTCCAGTAATAGCAGACTGAATAATACTTTCGAGACTTATGTCTACACCTTCGCCTCTTAAAATACTGGTTGTT